CTACACGAGCCTTATCGTCGGCAGCGTCAGATGTGTATAAGAGACAGGTGTGGCGGATCCGGCTATCTTTGCAGAACAGGGCAGCGGAAAAAGTCAAGCTGCAACACACGCACAGTTGGGTGTGTTCTGGAATAAGGGCGACAATGCGAGAATTGCCGGAAAAATGCAGTTTCATTCACGGCTTGCATTCGATGAGGAAGGCTATCCGATGTTTCAGTGTTTCAACACTTGCACTAACTTCATCAGAACAATTCCGAACCTTGTGTATTCACAGATTGACACCGAAGATATTGACACTGAGGGTGAAGATCATATTTATGACGAACAGCGATACGGCTTTATGACCTCGATAATTACACCAAAAGAAGTTGTACTGAGAAATGCAAGGGCATTTGATCCGCTGAATTTAAGTCAGACACGATATTACAACAGATAGGAGATTACCAAAATGAGTGAAGTAAAACGAGATGAAAACGGAATGATTATGCCGATAAAAACTACATATCCAGCTCTGGCCTCGGAGAAATCAAAGCTGAGCAATGTTTACGGCAAAGGCGATAAGACGACTGATGAAGAGCCGAAATCAGCCGAACAGGCAGAAAAAGAGAACGAGAGCAGCGGCAATCCTATCGGACTTGACGAAATACACGAGGCCATGCAGACCTTCCGCAAATATCAGAACAGCAAAAAGCAGTATGATGAAAGGTTTAAGCAGGCTTTCAAAGAATATAATCTGCTCTATACAGAGGCTACTGCACCGCAGATTAAAACTGACGATAACGGCAGGCCTCGAAAGGTGCTTGTACCGCACCGCAAAGGCGCACAGGCACTTAATGTCATAATGAACAAGCACGCTGACGCAATGGATAATTATCCCGAAATTATATGTTTGCCGAGAGCACAGGACGACGAACAGGCGGCTAAAACACTCAACAGCGTAATACCGTGCATACACAAACGCAATGGATTTATAAGGACCTACTCTGATGAACAGCTTGACAAGTTTGTAGGCGGTTGCGGTTGTTACGCAGTATTGTGGGACAAGACCGCAGAAAACGGACTGGGTGACATTGCTATCAGCCGTGTTGACATTTTGAATCTCTTTTGGGAGCCTCATATTGAAAACATACAGGACAGCGCCAATGTATTCTTTGCCCGATATTTTGACGAAGAAGGAATCAGAAAGGTATATCCCGAGCTTGAAAGCGTTTCGACTGCATCGCTTGGACTTGTGGAACACGAAACCTACGACAACAGCAATAAGTCCAATGATAAAGTCATCTTACTTGACTGGTACTACAAAAAGAACGGCGAACTGCACCTCTGTAAATTCGTCGGTGAACACATTCTCTACTCTTCGGAAAACGAGGGCAAGCCGATTTACAACCACGGCAAATATCCGTTTGTACTTGAACCGATGTTCAGACTGCGTGATACTCCCGTGGGTTTCGGTTTTATGAATGTTGTGAGAGCACCACAGAATCAGCTGGATGAACTCAAACACGATATGCTTGTGAACATCAAAGTCAACTCACAGCCGAGAGTGTACGCAAATACAGGCGTCGGAGTGAACAATGACGATATGACCGACCTTGACAAGACGGTAATTGAAGTCAACGGACAGTTGCAGGGTAACATTGCACCGGTTGAATCAAAAGAGCTTGCCTCGGGCGCATGGAGCTTGTACGACAGGCTCTCTAATGAAATCAAAGAAACTTCTGCTACGAATGACGCGAGTAATGGAGCAAGTGCGGCAGGTGTTACAAGCGGTTCGGCAATTGCGGCATTGCAAGAGGCAGGCGGAAAAGTAAGCAGAGACTCGAATAAACTTGCACAGGAAGCAATGACGGAGCTTGCACAGTTGGAAATTGAACTGATGAGGCAGTTTTATAACTTGCCGAGAATTTTCAGAATCACTGGTGAAAACAATCAGACTACATATGAGGAGTTTGACAATACAGACCTCAGAAAACAGCCGTTGACATATACAGACACAGACGGTCAGACGGTAAACTATACCGACGAGGACGGCAACATACTTGAACGACTGCCGATTTTCGATATTGACGTGAAGGCGCAAAAGGCAAGCCCGTTTGCAACAGCGGCACAAAATGAAATGATGATGAATCTGTTCCAGATGGGCGCGTTCAATCCGCAGGCGGCAGACGCTACGCTTGTAATGCTTGACGGCATGACCTTTGAGGGCAAAGAAAAACTGATTGAAAAAATCAAGCAGAATCAGACCTTGTCGCAGGCGGTGCAGGAGCTTTCAAATAAAGTGCAGATGCTGGAAGCAATGAACGCAAGCAGAACAGCGGCAGATGTGCAGAATGCTATGCCGAGCGAAAACGCACAGAACGCACAGCAGACACCGCCACAGACAGAAAGCAGGGCGGCAATGTGATTGAAATAACATTGATTGACAGCGGAAATCTGATATATTTTGAAAGCAAAGGACACGGCTCACATGATGTGTGTGTTGCCGTGAGTGCTTTATGTTCTACATTTTTGCAGTACGTGCGTGAAATGCAGGACGAAAACAATGTGACGATAGTCAATGAAACCTATGAAAACGGTCACACGGAATCAGAGTTTTATATTGTCAGCTCAGATGCCGAAGTACGCAATGGCATAAAAGCACTATGGACGGGATTTGAACTTTATGCCAAAAATTTCCCCGATGAAATAGATTTAAACTATGATGACGGCAAACCGAAATAAAGTTTAAAATCAACAAGAGTTTTAACTTTTTTTGAAAAATTAAGGTTGATATAATTAAAATATAAGGTCGCAGTAGTGGGACTGCATTAAGGCCTGACACCTCGGAAAGACGAGAGAGAGACACCTCGGAAAGACGAGAGACGGAGGTTCTTATGAACGACAAATTTTTAAAGCTTATCGTAAATCTGCATGACGGCGACTCAGCAGGCGCAGCTGACGGCGGAGACGGAAACGGTGAGAACGGTGAAGCCACAAGCACCGACAACATAAGCCGTGAAATGAGAGAGAGAGCTGAGAGAATCGGCATAGGTGACGACCTTATCGACGATTACAATAAGGCTTTCGGCAACGGCAATCAGAATCAGAACAACGCAGAAGGCGAAAACAACAGCACAGACACAGACGGCGAAGAAAACTCAGAAGAAGAGTTTGAAAAGCTGATTAAGGGCAAGTACAAGAATGTGTATCAGAACAGGGTGCAGTCTTTGGTGAAGGACAGACTGTCAACCAAAGATAAGCAGATTTCGGACATGCAGAAAAGAGAAAGCACCGGCAATCAGATTTTTGCCCTTATTGCAAACAAGTACAATGTACAGCCCGATGACCTTGACGGTCTTCTCAAAGCCGTAACAGAGGATAAGGATTTGTTTGCAGAAAAGGCTCTTGCCGCCGGAGTAACGACAGAAGAGGCACGCAACGACTTTTTCAATCAGCAGAAAACAAATGCACAGGAAGAAGAGCTTGAAACCCTCCGAAGAGAAAAAGCCGCAAGAGAGCTTGACACGCATTTAAGGTCAATTGCAGCGGAAACGCAGAAGGAATTTCCAAACTTCAACCTTGAAGAGGAATTTCAGAATTCGTCATTCAGAACAGCTCTTGACTTTATTGCTCAACAGAGAAATGAACAGAACGAAAAGACAGGTCGTAATGATGAAATTTACGATTTGACGACTGCGTATAAAATGGCACATTTCGATGAACTTCAGAAAGACCTTGTAAAGCGTTCAAGCTCTGCCGCAATCAGTGCGGCGGCACAGTCAATTCAGAGTGGCGCAAGGAGACCAACCGAAAATGCGGTCAAGAAAAGCGGTACAACCACGCAGAGAAAGAGCGTGGAAGATATGTCTGACGCTGAATTTGATGCCTTTTATGAGAAAGTAAGACGAGGCGAGGCACACCTCTAATGCCTTGCCGAAAGGAAGGTACGACAATGAAAAGCAAGATTATTAAGCTTATTATCAATATCCACGGTAATACGGTTGACGCAGGCGGTGTAAACAAGTCAAACGGCTATGTTTACAATGCTTACGGCAATACGACATCAACATCGGGCAATGACTGGACACCCGAAAAAGCTACATATTATCACAAAGTGTTCCTCAAAAACTTGACAGCAAAATGCGTTCACGGTCAGTTTGGTGAGCATGACACAATTCCGAAACAGTCGGGCAACATCTACAACAAGAGAGGTATTTCACCATACCCGACTGTTACAACACCGTTGCAGGAAGGCATTACTCCTGTTGGTAACAAGATGAGCTTCTACTACGTTGAGATTGCAGTCAATCAGTACGGCGCATATACACCGATTACCGACTGGGCAAGTTTCTGTAGCCGTGATGATGTTATGACCAAGGACAGTGAGGAGCTTGCTTCACAGGCTGGCCGCTCAATTGAAGAGATTGACCGTGAGGCTCTTAATGCCGGAACAAGCGTTATCTATGCACCGGCTGTAGGCTCTGACGGTACGGTTACAGAGGTTGCAAGCCGTGCGGCGATTACGCCCAACAGTAAGCTCACTATTGACACCATTTTCAGAGCGCTGAACTATCTCGAATGTCAGAACGCTGAGCCTATCGGCGAAAACTATGTCGCTGTTGTACACCCGAATGTTAAGTACGACATTATCAGCAACAAGGATTTTATCAGCGTAGTTAAGTATGCTCACGCAGACAAGATTTTCAAAGGGGAAATCGGTACAATCGGTAGTGTTAAGTTTGTACAGTCGAACTTTGCGAAAGTGTTCAAGGGTGCGGGCGCAAGCAAGATTGATGTGTATTCAACGCTTGTGTTCGGTAAGGACGCATATGTTACCGTTGAGATTGAGGGCGAAGGCACTCAGACAATCGTTAAGGGCTTTGGCTCAGGCGGTACATCTGACCCACTCGACCAGAGAGCGACTCAGGGTTGGAAAACAACTCACGGCGTCGGCATTATCGGTCAGACCAGAATGGTGAGAATTGAAACAGCTTCTTCACTTAACACCGTAGCACAGACAGCTTCTCCGGCTGTAGCGTGATTGGGAGGTATAACCTATGGCAACAACAAAGAAAGCCGCAGAGACGGCAGAAAATACAGAAGTATCGGCAGCGGAAACTACTGCCGATACCGTAACAATTGAAAAATCTCAGCTTGATAAGCTTCTTGGAATGTATGACGAGCTTCAGGAAATCAAGAAGAGTATGCCGATCGACCGCAAGGCGGAAAAAATCAAGCAGGACAAGGAACTTGCAAAGCTGATTGAAAAGGCAAACAAGGAAAGTGAAGAACTTGTTGAGTACATCGCTCCTACAGGTTCAATGAAGTCAAACAAGAATATTGAGGTCAATATCAACGGTGTGCAGTACACTGTTCCGAGAGGTGTTAAAACGAACATTCCACGCAAGGTTGCGGAGATTATTGACAACTCAATTAAGCAGGCTGAATTCGCGCAGGGCGTGCAGGATAAGGCTGCCGAGATCGCTCAGCAGGCAATTGCCGAGGGCAGAATCTAATTCAATAACAAGGAATAAATTGTACTCCTTACACAAAATTCGCAGAAGGGCGGGGGCGGTAGCTTCCGCCTTTTTGCGTTTTTGCGTACACAGATATTAGAGAGGTGATTATATGACACTTGACAAGGTAATTGAAAGAGTGAGGAATCTTAAAAGCGGATATGATGTGTCCGATGAGGACATTATAAGTTATATTAATGAGGTAGAAATGGAAATCATCAGCAATGTAATAAGTAATCGCGAAGGCGATAATTACATAGTTGGAACATACGGAAACTATCTGATTGACACGGACCGTGACTTTGAACTGCTTGCCCCTGCTCCATACGACAGAATGTATGAGGTTTATTGTGCGGCACAGATTGACAGGGACTACGAAGAGGCTGAAAGATATTCCGTTGATATGAGTGTATATAATCAGCTGAGGCAGGATTTTGGAGTGTTTTGGTTCCGAACACACCCACAAAAGAAAAGGTATAACTTTCACATTGGTTAAGAGGTGACAATATGCTACCCGAATTAAGAATACCGAGGAGAGACACAACGAGTATCAGTGTGTTCAGAGGACTTAACCGAAGTCCGAACACAGGCTTTTCAAGGGTTTCAAGCTCATCAAGCAGTATTTACACAGAGTTCAAAGATTTTAAAAATATGACTTCTGATAAATACCCACAGCTTGCACCGAGAGCAAACCGCTCCCGAATTACTTCCGATAGCCAAATCAAAATCATCTCAAATCTTTTGTCGGCTAACTCAGGTTTGATTTATATTGACTCAGACAAAAATCTGCATATCGGGGCAGAGGTCACAAAGATTGATGAGATTGATGCGGCAAAACAGCACCATATTGTTTTATACGGCAACAAGGTTGTAGTATTCCCCGAGAAATTCTCGGTTAATATGAGCAACAAAAAGGTGACTATGATTGATTGCCGGAACAAAGATTTGAGCACACGAGTAGAAACAAAGAGTAATCTGCAACTTGATGCCTTGACATTTGATTATGCATATTTGTTATGTTCAATTACACGTTCATATTATGACGCAAGTGCGAACAAGAATTATCGACCGAGCGTAACTTTATATACCAACAACGATTTAACCGACGCCAAATATCAGTTGACAAGTAATAAAGACATGGTTGATATATTCAGCTTAAATGATATTAGGATAGGCACGGTAATTGAGAGTTATAACAACTTTTACTCTGTTATCGGAATTGAAAAGAAGGACAGTACATTTAAAAAGAATAGGCTTTTGAATTTCAAAAAGTTATCTCAAAAGTTTAATTATACGACAATAAGAGCCAAAAACATTGGATTGCATATTGAAGTTGGAGATTTTGTTAAAATCAGCGGATTAACTGACTCTCTTGTCAGCACAGATGCCGAAAGCTACGTTGATAAGACTTATATGGAAAACCTTAACGAAAAAACTTTCAAGGTTTATTACGTTTCCAAAAATGAGCTTGTAATCAAGTGCGAATTGGAATCAAGCGTGCCGTACACAGGTACAGTCACAGTTGAAAGAATCTCTCCCAATTTTGATGAGGGAAAAATTGTTGAAATGCAAAACCGCTTGTGGTGTTGCTCCTCAGACAAAAACGAAATTTATTGTTGTAAACAAGGCGATGAGCGCAACTGGCAGGCATACAGTGACGGAATCAGTACAGACAGCTGGGCTATGACCTGCGGTAAAGAAGGAAAGTTTACAGGGATTGCAACACGAGGCGACAGCGTTATTTTCTTCAAAGAAAACTACGCATTAAAAATCTACGGAACAAAGCCGAGCAATTTTACCCTTGCAGAATACAATGTGCCGGGTGTCGCAATCGGAAGCGAAAAGAGCCTTGTCAACATTAACTCAACCTTATTTTATCTTGGCCATAACGGTGTATATGCTTATCAGAGCGGTAGCTTGCCGGCACTCATAAGCGAAGAATCTTTGTGGGGACATACTTATAAGAACGCAGTCGGCGGCAGACACGGAAATAAATACTACATATCTGCCGAAAGAGATGACGGAGAGCAGGAACTTCTTGTGTACGATACCGACAAAGGCTTGTGGCACAAGGAAGACGACGCAAAGATGATTGACTGCACCACATACAACGGTGTTCTGTATTGGCTTGACGATACCAAAGAAAACATTATGTGTCCTGATAAAGCGGACAATCTTCTTGTTGACAATACGAAATATGAGTATCAACAGGAAGAGTGCTTTGAGTGGTCTGCTGAAACAGGCGACCTTTACGACGGCGAATTTAATGTGAAAAATATCGGAAAAATTCGAATCGGCATTAAAGCCGAAAAAGGAGCAAAGGTCAGCTTGTTTGTGCAGTATAAGGACAACGGCGAATGGCGGAAAGTCAGCGAAATGCTGTACAGCGAGAAAAAGCCGAGAGTATTCGCCGTAGCTTTACGCAGAGCGGAATATTTAAGGCTTAAACTTGTAGGAACGGGACAGGTCGAAATTTACGGAATTGATATTGAGCACAGCAGAGGAAGTGATAAGCGTGGCAACATTTAAACTTGATCCGCCCCCTTCAACAAATGACATGGGAGAAATGCGGAACTATCTAAACGATATGTACGAACAGCTGGCTTTCGTGCTCAGTAATATTGACAGCGACAACATAACAGATGATTTTCTATCCGCAATCGGACAGTCACAAAAAGGAAGTGAAAAATAATGGCTTATACATACAAGGTTTACGGCACAGGCGATGTTGACAATGCGGTTAATAACTATAACCGTGTTGCCTCATCAGCTCCGACATACGCTGACAGTTACGACACAAGACAGGCTCGTCAGCAGGCTGACAACTACGCTAATTCCTACACGGATAAAATCAATAAGGGATATACGAGCAAGTACAAGGGAGCGATTGACGAGCTTGCCAATCAGTACCAAAAGAATAAATTTGACTGGACTCCCGAAAATTCTTCTGAATATCAAAAGGCGAAAGAAAAATATACCCGTGAGGGTAAGGTTGCACAGGAAAATGTACAAGGAAGTTATGCAGCTAACACAGGCGGTTACAGTAACACTTATGCACAGGCGGCAGGACAAAAGGCATTCGGCGAGTATATGGACGAGCTTGCAAACAAGGTACCAACACTAAAAAATGAAGCCTACAAGAGTTATCAGCAACAGCAGGAAGATACACTAAACAGAATCGGCGTATTGCAGAACCTTGATAACACGCAATATCAGCGTTACAGGGACAGCGTAACGGATGATTACGACTTTATGACCTATTACGAAAACAAGTACGGCACAAGCAAAGGCCTTGATATGAGCAACTTTCAGAACGAACTCGCTCACTGGCAGACACAAATGTCAGCGGCACAGAGTAATCTTTCAGACATCAGAAGTCTTGCCGAGGCACAGTATGAACACAACACATTGAGTGCCGACACAAGGTCAAGTATTGACAGCCAGCGCAGACAGTCGGACGCTTATTACAATTATCTGAACAGTCAGGTAAAAATAAAGTGAGGTGAGAAAATTGAGTGTGAACAGTGAAGAAAAAATTTATAATGACCTGATGAATGAAGTACCAAGTCAGACGGTGAGCGGTGACACTAAGCAGAGTGCCGCCGCTCTTGCGGGTGCAGAATCGACAGCGACAGGACAGGCTGACAACTATAAAAGCACTTACAGCGGTAAGTTAGATGACGCCATAAGTAACTATCTGACAGGCAGAGGATTTGAATATGATCCGACGCAAGACAAGGCATATCAGCAGTACCGCAAGGAATTTGCACAGAATGCCGCTATGGCACGAGATACGAGCCGTAACACAGCTAATCAGCTTTCAGGCGGTTACAATCCTACCTATGCCGATACTGTCGCAGACGAGGTCTACAATGACCGTATGGGGAATATAAGCGATGCGGAAAGCACATTTAAGGGGCTTGCACAACAGGACTATCAGGCAAAGCAGGAGAAAAACGCAAATGTGCTTAACCTTTACAATACGCTTGAGGGTACGGATTACAGCCGTAATCGTGACACGGTAGGAGACTACAAGAACTATCTTAATCTTCTTGCAAGCAGGTACTCAACCGACAGACAGGCAGACACAAACCTTGACAGTGCTAACAATGATGTTTACTCAGCAAAACTTAACGGAGCAGTAAATAATCTCTCATCAGCAAGAGCAGCAGACAGTCAGCGTTATTTGTATGACACGGTAAGTGCCAATCAGCTTGCACAAAATGCACAGGCTGAAAGAGAAAACGCTCAGAAGATTGAATACGATAAAAATAAATCTGCTTATGACGCTTATGTTAAGGCTCAGACAGAGTTGGCAAAAGAACAGAAAGCTGCACAGGAGAAAGAGGATAACCGCAGATACAGAGCGGCATATGATAAGTTCGTAGATGCATATGACCTTAAAAATGCTAAGTATGAATACAAGGTCGGTCAGCTTGCACAGGGCTATTATAACGGCTACATCACGCTTGACGAAATGGACTATATTGCCGATAAGCTCAATGTCAGCACGGCTGACCTGACAAGCACGCTTGACAGGATGAGCAAAAACGGTGGAACGCTTAATGATGACCACTACGGCGGTCCGAACTCAATGAGTATCGGTAAAAACACTGATTATTTTCAAACGTCAACTTCAAGAGTTACTACGGACGAAAACGGAAAAACAAAATATTTATCGGAAAAAGAGTGGAACGAACTACCGATAAATAAGAAGAAAAAGTGAGGACTGTATATATGGCACAGCAAAGAAAAAGAACCGCAGGCGACGATTTAAGAGATTTTAAAGCAGGCAAAATCAGCGGAAACTTTTATCACAACGGTATTGACCGTTCGGATAATTATATTCAGCATACATCAGCACCGAGGTATATAACCGATGAAAACGGAAAAACGCAGGTGGCTTCATATAACGAATGGATTCAGCAGGAAGTATTTCAGCATCAACACGATTTACCAAACGACACAAGTTCGACATCATCAAATAATAAAACAGCGACAAATGATATTTCTGTAAAAAGCAGTAACAATACTTCTTCAAGTGCAGGCTCGGATATTAAATCCTTTTTTAGTGGAAATTTGAATAATGCGAACAGCTCCGCAGAGGATTTGAAGGACGCAATTAAAAACCCGAACAAGTCTTTGAATGATAGAGTTAAAGGACTTACATACATGTATAATGCTGCGGTTGCAACCGGTGACAACAAAACAGCCGAGAAAATGCAGAAAGAATATGATGAACTTGCCGACAGGGTTAATAAGCAGACGGAAATAAACCGACATAACGCTAAGGAATATGCGCGCAGTCAATCTTTAAAAGGTATGACCGAAGAAAGAAAAGCATTAGTTGATGAACGCAACAAGTATGCACTTGATAACGGACTTGTAACCTCTACAGGTATTGATACAAGAAAAAAGGATAGGTATAAAGTTTATTCAGAGTACAATTCAAAAATTGATGAGCTTGACAAACAGATTGCAGAAAAGCAGAGAAACGGCGAGTATGATTTAAGTGATTCGCAGAAAGCTGTTCTTGCCGATATTGGCAACAAAGCAAACAAACTTACGGAAAGTTTTGAAAACAAATATAAAAACTCAACGCTTGAGCAGAGGCTTAATGCGAGATTGCACGCAACAACAAGTGAGCTTAACTGGCTTAATAAGCATATGTATGACAATGCCACAAGCGAAGAACTTGAAAAATACAACCGGGAACTGAGCAAAGAATACGAAAATCTGTATGACAGAGGAACAACAGGTACAGACGAAAACAAAGAAGCAAGACGCAGGAATATTGAAGATGAACAGGATAAAATTGATACATACATCAATAGAGCTAAACTCTCTGAACAGAAGAAAAAAGAGTATGACGATATAGTTGATAAGAATGTTATACTCAAAACTGTAATGCAGAAGTACTATGCTTTACAACACTATGATGATACCAAGCATATGCTTGCAAGTACAGGACACGATACTGACAGCATAAAAAATCAGGTGACTCTTGATGATTATAACTACATTAACAAGTTGTCCGACAAAGAGCGTACACAGATTGAAAAGAATTTTAAGAATCTGAAAAAGGAAGGTTATGACACCGAATCATTATATAAATGGTATGAAAGAGAAAGAGATGAAGAAAAAGCAGCGGAAACTACAAGAATAAGTACAGAGTATGCTGATGAACATCCTATACTCGGTTCAATTGCAAGCGTAGGAGCAAGGCTCGGTGGTGCTGTTCCCGATGCAGTAAAATATATCTCAACCGACCTTAATAAGAAATATAACGGCGGTGACGGCTACATTAACCCCGAAGCAACCAATACCGCTATATCTGATGCTATGCGTGCAAAGGTATCTGAAAACATTAACAATGATTTCGGTTCATTCCTTTACAACACAGGAATGAGTATGGCTGACTTTGCCTCTTTGTTACCGCTCAATGCCGTTCCGGGCGGACAGGCTTTGTCACTCGGCATTATGGGCACAAGTGCCGGTGTCGGTGCGGCGAACGAAGTTATCAACAACGGCGGTACAATTGACAATGCGGTAAAGACCGGTATTGCATCAGGTATTGCCGAAACTCTTTTTGAAAAGGTTTCTCTTGAACAACTCTCAGCGTTTAAAGCAAGCGGTAAAAGCACATTTCGTGCGGCTGTCGGCAATGTGCTTAAAGGTGCATTTACTGAAGGCTCGGAAGAGGCTTTTACCGACCTTGCAAACAGATTGACTGATGACGCAATAAACAAGGATTTATCTTCATACAACCTTTCAAAGAAAAATTATATGGAACAGGGAATGAGTGAGGCTGAGGCGGAGAATGCCGCAAGCTGGGACTTTTGGAAGAATGTCGGACTTGATTTTGCCGGCGGTGCAATATCGGGCGGTGTGCTTAACCTTGCTACCGCAGGTGTCAATCTTGCAGGTGCAAAAATTGATATGGCCCAAAATAAAGAGAGCAACGCACAAATCGGTAAAGCTGTTATGGCCGATGAAAACTTTGACCTTGATTTACTCATTAGGAAAGGTCTTGCAACTGACAAAAACGATAGAGCATACAACTATGCTCACAAAATGCAGAAACTCGTTGAAACCGATAACGAGGGAAAAATCAGTGCCGGAGATGTCGGCAACCTTATGTATCTTATCAACAGAGAGACTGCCAAAAATCCCGAGCTTATAAATAAAATAGCTCAGGTTAAGAAGCAGAATACACAAGAGCAGAGTAATCAGGCCGTTAATGCTCAGAACGAACAGAACCATACACAGCAGAACACGGCTCAGAACGGACAGCAGAATGCAGAACAGGCACAGGCAAGCACTGCAATCGACGCAACCAAAAAAGCCAATACAGAGGCTATCAGCAAAATGTACGGTGTATATGCTTTTGGCAAGAAGCACCCAAACGGCATTATCGCAACAGATACTTCAACAGGTAAGGTCGTCAAGGTTGCACTAAAGAGCCTTGAGTGCTCGGCTAAAATCAATCGCAGTGATGAAGAAAACACACTTATATTCAATACAAATGACGGCAAGCAGGTTAATGCGGACAGCATAACATTTTCTGACAGTCAGCTTGATACGATTGTTCACAGCGCAAACGAATTTGATACATACGGTGCGAGGAATTATATTTCCAACTTTGAGGAGTGGAGAGAAAGTCCGCAGGCTCAGAAAATGAGCGATGAGGAAATGCTCTACAAATATAACAAAGCATATTCAGCCGCATACAGCTTTGGTCGAGAGGGCGTTAAACTTGATTCACTCAGAGAAACTTCTGAATATACGATTCTTAAAAATATTCTCGGTGAACAGATTGTAAGTCAGGCATTGAGCACCGGCAGAAGAGATGTTGACATTAACACTCAACACCATGCCAACAGACTGACCGAGTTAATCAACCGCAACGGCAGAGCCGACACAAGCGGTGTGAGCGTGTATGCAGACAGCGGAACAGATGTTTCACACATTCCGCAGGAGCTTATTAATACACTCGGCAACCTTGCAACAAAGACGGGCAGAAACATTATTATCTCAGACCGCCTTGCAGACGGAGTGAACGGTGTTGCAAAAGACGGCAATATTATCCTCAGTTCAGAAATCAGCAGTCAGAAAATTCTTGCCACAGCTTTACATGAAGCCGGACATATGATTAAGAAAACCAACCCGACCGAGTGGCGAACATTGAGTGACTTTGTAGCTGACTACCTTGTACGCAAAGGTGTTGACCTTAACAAGATGATTGACCGCACAATTGAGAGATACGGCAACCGACTGCAGGCCGATGAACACGAAAACACAAGAGATGCCGCTCTGGAAGAAATTGTATGCGACACACTTATGAGCATTGCCTCAGATGAAAAGGCTCTCAATATTGCCCTCAGCACCAAGCAGAATAAATCAAAAATTGCAGCGGCAATTAAATCTTTGATTGAAAAAGTAAAGAATTGGCTCATCGACAAAAGCACAAACTACGGAGCTAAAGCATTTGCAAAAGACCTTGAAGCACTTGAAAACCTCGCTCAAAGATTTTCTGAGGCGGCAGACACCGCAAGAGAAAATATCACCGAGCAAGCAGAGGTTCAGAACGGTGAGAGGTTGGATGTTGAGAAATATTCAATAGGAAGTACCGACAACATAGTACAAGCGGAATTTGAAAAGAAAGTTGATGAAATTGAAAAAAACACCTACAACAGTGATAATGTTGTAATTATGGGTATTACACCTAAAATCCTTCAAAAAATCGGATTAGCACCATTACCTCTTGCTATGACTAAAAATCATATTTATTCTGTCGCAGTATCAGATACAAGAGCAAAAAGTGAGGGGAGATATCATAAAAATACCAATTATCACAATTTAGGGTTTGATACTGTAAAAGATATTTACAATAAAATTTCTGATCCGCTTATGGTAATAGCTCACCCTGATTTTGCGGTAAAGAAAAATAAGAGCAAAGACAGCACCCATAAAGTAGTTGTTTTAGTTGATTTATCAGTTGGCGGAAAACAGGTAATTGCACCGATAACTGTTGATTATGAGGGAATGTACAATAACACACACATAGATGTTAATCTTGTTGCAACATATTTTGATAAGGATAATATCAACGATTATATAAAAGAAGCCATTGCTTTGGAAACAATGGGCAAAACAGGATTCTTTTATTTAGACAAAAAAAGAACCCAGAATATTTTTAAGAAGTCAGGGTACCAATTACCCAGCCGACTTAAAAATTCGGGTTCCAATATTATTATACGTCCTATTGATGATATTGTCAATAAAAAAATCAATAATATTACTCAAAGCAAACAATTTATCAGATGGTTCGGTGATTGGCAGAATAGCCCTGCAAAAGCGAGTAAAGTGGTAGACAACAACGGTGAACCGCTTGTTTTGTACCACCAAACAGAAAAAGAGTTTACAACCTTTGATACAAAACAAAAAGGCTCGGGAGAATTTGACAGTGAAATGCCTACGGGTATATTTATGAAACCGACAAACAACGATATCGGAGTTGGCGGAAATATTCAAATGCCGTTGTATGCCTCTATTAAAAATCCCCTCATTGTCAACAACAGAAGCGAACTTGTTAAATTTTACGATAAGAATGTACAGGGATATACGAAAGCTAAAAGTGCGATAGACAGCGTTAATAAGGAATACAAGGCTAAATTCAACGAGGAGATGAAAAGAGAAAACGAGGAATATCAAAAGCTGTGGAATGCGAAAAAGAACGGTGAAATATCTGAAGAAGAGTACCAAAAATCCATATCAAGAGATGCACTTGATGAAATTATGGAAGAATGGGAAAATAAGGTTAATGAAGCAAGCCATAACGCTAAAGCCTTGATAGATGATTATTTCAAAAACAGCAATTATGACGGTGTTATCGTTAATAATGATGTCGGCAGTTTTGGAAGAAGCACAAAAACATTCATAGCATTTGAAAATACTCAGGTTAAATCTGCAACAGACAATATCGGAACATTTGACGGCAACAACCCTGATATTCGCTACAGCCTTGATGAAGATTATGATTTTACAGATGAAAAAGCCGGTGCAATACACGATACGCTGAATTTTTCAATTGACGATGAATACGATGATTGGCTTGTGAATGACGACGGCAAAAGTGTTTTTGACGCTGTAAAGGACGAAAAGAACCCCGACAGGCGGATCAGCATTTTATATCATTATGCCGGCAAAACCGCCGAACACGGAATGCGCGTGGGCAAGGATATACGAATCGGTCAATCAGGAATGCACCGTCTTGTGTGTAATGTTTTGCAGGAATACGGAGTAAATCTTAACGGTAAGAACAAATCAAGAATTGAAGCGTTTAAGTCAGTTGTAAATGACTTTGAAAATTCCGTCAAAAATGATACGCAGAGTTTTAACGATGCAATTGAGAGCCTTGCGGAAGAATGCAAAGAATATCTGAAAAAATCTTCCTTGATTGACAAAAAGCATTCCGAGTGGGCAAAGGATTTAAGCGACAGTCTGAAAGAGGTTACCCTTGTTATTCCGAAAGGTGACATTGATTTTATTAAAAGCGCCTACGGCAGTATTACAAACTTCCGTAAAGCACTTATGGGTAAAATCAACATCAGAACAGCAAAGGGATATGCTCTCATCGAAAGTGTAAACGAGGGCAGTATTGAAGATGTCGGAAATTCAATTTCAGAGATTATCGGAGATATTGCAGGGATTGATGAAACTTTTAACTGGAGAAGTGAAGAGGGATATAAAACACTTGAAAGGTTTATTAACTATGACCTTGCAGAACATTTTGTTTCAATTGACGGAAAGAGTGTACAGTCAATTGACGAAATGGCAATTGAAATGGCTTTTGATGTTGCTACGGAATATTTGAAACAACAGGCAAAAGAAGTTGTTCTTGACAATAATGCCAATAAAGAATTATTGCACAGTATTACCGAAATATATAATCAGGCTAACGAGGAACACAAACTGCTCTTAAAAGAAAAGAATGCAAGATATGCAGAACAGATTTCAGAGCAGAAGAAAAATGCCGAAAAGCAGATTAAATCTTTGGTAAGAAAGAACAATAAGAAAACCGAGCAGTATATCAAAAATGATATTAAGCTGAGGAATAAAATCAAAAGCGATGCAAAGGAATACAGAATTACTCTTCGTGCAACAAAAAAGACGGTTGCAGAAGAATACCGTGCTGAGCGTGATAAAACGAAGTATCGTCAGAAAATCAGTACAACGCTTGAAAGGCTTATTAACAGACACTTAAAGCCTAAGCCGAGCAATAATGTTCCTATTTCGGTTGTGAAACCTTTGTACAGACTTCTCTCCGAATTGACAGGCAATTATTCGGGATTTTCCAAAGGTGTAAACGACATTACGGAAAAGACGGGATATAACAAAACCGTCAATCAAAAAGATGAAAGAGTAAACAAAGTAACATTGTCAGCAGAAACCGAGAAACTTATTTCGGCTTTAAACAGCGAAATTGCAAATACTGATGGAAAAATTACTTTACCACCGGCAATGAGAAACGCTTTGCTGGGATATAATGTGTTTGACAACAAAGGCAATATCAAACAGCATTTTACAGGGCTTCTTGAAGATGTAAGAAATATTTTTGAGAAAGCCGAGAAAAACGGAAAAACCTCGTTAAAGGACTTTTCTCTTAGTGAGCTGAAAAGAATAAGCACAGCTTTCAGCGAAGTAAAGAAACTGCTTGACGCTGCAAATAAGATTGTCATTAACGGCAAGGAGTATGACGCTTATCTTGTATCACGAAAAGGTGCTGAGGAACTCAAAAAAGTTACAGGCACACACAAGAAAGGTTCTAATACACAGGCAAGCACTGCCAAGAGGACGCTTTTGGCATACCGCAAATATATGTCAGATCCGATACGCTTTGCACGAATGATTTCGGGTTATCACAATGACAGCGTGATTGTTCAGCTGATGGAAATGCTGAATCAGGGACAGTCGGACGCAGAACAATTAAGCATTGACTGGACGAATAAGTATGAAGAACAAATGTCCCGTTTCTCATATAAAGCCAAAAAGGATTATGTCAGAGAGCAGGCAATGGAATTTGACGGCATAGACCCTAACACCAAAGAGGAACTTGTTGACAAGAAAACAGGCGAACAGGTTAAAGTTGGACTTACTGCCGATATGCTTGTTGAAATGCTCCTTGAATATGAGGATGAATACGGCAGGGCACATATGATGTACAGCGGTTATCAAGTGCCGAATATCAAGTACATAAAACGGAAAAACCAACAGCTTATGTATTCAAAGGACAGCGGTTGTTATATTCTTCCCACAGAGTCGGATATTTCACGAATCAGGGATTATGTCATGAACAATGAGATTGCAAAAACTGTTTATGAAATTTGCCGTGAGATGTACAATGAAGATATGCAGAATGCCGTCAACAAGGTGTCAAACGAAAAATACGGATATGAAATTGCAAAGGTAAAAAACTATTGTCCTATCACGATTGACGAAGATACGGTTTACGGAACATTTGCCGATGTGCTGATTAACAGAAGTATCAACAGCCGAGCATTCCTTCATGAAAGAGAAAATTTCAAGTACAACAGGCTGAAACTTAAAGGTGCAACGGCAAAGCTTACCTCTCAGATTAAAAGCGTGTCAAGCTGGTGCGGTCTTACGATGCCGATTGAAACATTTAACCGTGTGTTCAATATGCCACGCTACGACCACAAAAATGACAGCCTTGTTAAAGCTGTTCAGGAAGAAAACCTTAATTCTGCCGAAAATATCAGACAAAAAAATAACACCCATGCGGATGAAGAAGAAAAATCCAAGCTGAGCATTGACGAACACTTTACCGATAAGTACGATGAATGGGATAAAAAGGGCGGACGATTTTCGTTCAGAGTAGGAACAACATCAGAGGTTCTTCAAAGATTGGGTGTTGACGATAAAAATATTTGGTGGGATACTTCCAAAATACTTAAAATCAAAAACAAACACCCTGAAATGACAGATGATATTCTTAAACAAGTGCCTAATGTTTTGGAATCGCCTATTATTGTTATGGAGTCATATACAGTTAAAGGTAGATTAGTATTATTTGGTGATGTTTACGATGCAAAAAATAATCCCGTGTTGGTAGCTTTAGAGTTAAATCCTATAGGAGAGGGTGGAAAAAGCCTTGATATTATAAAAATAGCAAGTGCCTACGGCAAAGACAGTAATTTGCAACATATGATTGATAAAAGTAATATATTGTATGTTGAACCAAATGAAAAGAGAACCCATACTTGGCTAACGGGTAATGGGCTCCAATTGCCTCTGCCTAGTTCCAAGTATGGATTCTCTGACAATATTAAATCACAGAATCAAGGTGATGTCAAGTACAGCGTTGAAAAAGAGGCGCACTCAACGCTCAGCATTGACGAGGTTCTTGATTTCATTGAAAGGGAAGAAAAGCAAAAGAAAAAGAAGGAAAGCACATCGACAACGGAATATTTCCCGAGTATGAAGGAAATAATGAAACAGCAATGGGGCAACGAAAGCGAAGAATACATAAGTAAACTCATGGGCGATTTGCAGGGCTCGACAAAACAGGCTGATCCGGGCAGAATTGATATGCTGACAGGAAAATATATAAGAGCGGTACTGACAGCAAATATCTCTTCGGCTATCAAACAGTTATCTTCTTATCCATTGGCAGCGGCAAGGGTAGGCTGGAAAGCAACCCTTGCAGGACTTAAACACATTCGTCCGGGAAAGCATACTCCGTTTTTAAACAGAGCGTTACCCGACAGCTACAAGCAAAGTATTCCGTATGATGAAATTGCTAAATATACTCCTATACTTGAATACAGAAAACAGGGCAACAACAGCCGTGAAATGGCAGAAATCAGCAGATACAAAGGCTTGATTGACAGTTCGGGTTGGGTAGGACATACTCTTGACCGTTTAAACTGGATCGAAAAAAATGATGTGCTTATGGTAGAAATGAACTACTGGATTGCCTATGAGCATGTAAAGGGCAATATGGGAATATCTCCCGACAGTAAGGAATTTATGCCGAATGTTGCAAAAACGCTTGAGGACATTATTAACAATATGATGCCTAACAGTTCGGTAATGCAACAAGGACAGATTTTGAGAAGTAAAAATCCCGTGAACAGAATATTTACAATTTGCAAAAGTCAGGTTTTCTGTATGGTAAATGCCGCAATGGACGCAAGCGGTGAATACAACGCAAGGCTTAAAGATTACAAACAGGCTGTAAGTGAATTTGAAAAGAAGCAGGCGAGAACGGAAGTTAAGATTGCAAAGAAACAGCTTGCAAGGACCTACTCCGCAATTATTGTCAGTACAGCTATGACCTGCGGAATTTTGATGCCGTTGATAGCCGCATTGTTCGGCAAGTGGGACAGATACCGTGACGAGGACGGCAATATTACTCCGTGGTCTGTCGGTTCAAGGCTGTTGAAGGATTTCGGTTCTGAATTAACGGGCATGTTCCTTTTCGGTGACACGGTGTACAATACCGTATTAGCACTCATTGATAAAAACGAAGAATTTTACGGATTATCTCTTCCGGGTGTTGACACGATTAATGACTTTATAACGGGAATCATAAACATTGCCCGTTCCGATACACCCGAAAAGCTGAGAAAAAATATTTCTTCACTTGTGGGAACACTCGGAATGCTGACAGGACTTCCAACAAAGAATTTGATGAACTTGTTTCAGGGAGCATGCAATCACATTGAAAACTTCACAAAATACGGCGGTACACCGACTGTTAATGACTACGGTGAAGTGTCTATGCAGATGTATGCTAATTACTGCTATGAGGCTCTTATTGACGGCGACAAAAAGAAATTTGCAAAACTTTATTCAGAATGGCTGAAAGGAAAGACTTCCACAGGCAAGCAGGTTGATAAAAGCTATATTAACAGCAAACTGAAAACAGAGCTTGAAGATGATACGGAAATCATTGCCGCAGGAAATGCGTTCTTTAACGGCGATTTGACGGCATATGAAAATACGGTTGAAAAGTATTCTGACTTAGGCTTTGACAAAACAACCGTTGTAAAAGCCATTAATTCGATTGTCAGTGACCTTGAAGATGAACAAAAAAATGCAGAAGGACTTGATAAGTACGACAATGAAGAAGAGAGTGACAGCAAACCCGAATTGTACAAGTATTCGGATGCATTTGACTTTTTGAAGAACGGCGATACTGAAAGCTATGAAAAGGTTGAAAAATACCTTATGGAGCATAAAGGTAAGACAAAGAATCAAATGAAAAAGCTGATGCAGAGTGCAAGCCGAACTGATCCTATATTTAAAAAGTATATTGAGGCAAGCAAAAGCAATGATGCAGATACAACGCACACATTGTACAGACAGTTACTGAATATCTACGGCTCTGAAAGCAAGTTTAAATCAGCTCTCAGAAAATGTCAGGATAAAATCAAAAAGCAAAAAAGTAAATAAACAAATTGAGGGCAGCGGAAACGCTGTCCTTTTTTGTGGGTTTTAACTTTTTTGAGTTCGCAGAAAACTATATAATGTAATTAACGATAGGGGGCGGCATTATGAATACGCTGAAATTTGAAGTATATAAAAATACCCTGAAACGCAGAGACGGATTTAATCCGGTTCTCGGTGAAAAGAAATACACTAAAATCAAATGCTATTTTATGGAATCCGACTGGGACAACTGCGCTCTTGTTACGGCAAATTTTATGAGCGAAAAAGATAATATCGTTAAAAGTACAGTGAGCCTTACAACTGATGACAAAACCGCAGTGTTTGACATACCGTCAGAGCTTGAGGGGGATAAAGTCTATTTCAGCCTGACCGGAAGTTATGCAGATAGCAATGGCAATACAGTAACACTCAATACCAACCTTGTCGGAATTAACAGGCAGAAAGGTATGTTGCCGAGTGCTTCAACTGGCATAAGCCTTTTCGAGAAAATTATAGTGGCTGTAAACAGTATGGCATCAAGACTGAAAGATACGCTGAATCAATTCATGAACACATATCCGAATGTTGATGCAAGTAATTTGACTTGGCTCAACGTCAGATCGTTAGGAGTAGATAACACAGGCGCTGACACTACTCTTGGTATGCTTGTATTTTATCCGCTTGACAACAGAACTTTATATTTTCCGAAGGGAACATATAAATGCAACGGGTTAGCCCTCGAAAATGTTGAAAATCTGACAATTATATGTGATAATGCTGAATTTATTTATTGCAATAAAGCTACTGACAACACAGACTCAGCAGGCACAAGTGTACAAAGTACATTTTTCAAATTTACCGGTTGTAAGAATCTGACCGTTATTGACGGTAACTTTGACGGCAAAAATAAAGTGTCACAGATTATTACTTTGATTAATTGCCCAAATGCAAACATAGACAATGTTAATATATCTAATGCAGGCAATGCTTTATCGGCAACAGCGGCAGGTATTAATTTTTTGAGAAACTGCTCACACTTTAATGTCAGAAATGCCAAAATATCAGGCATTAAAGCCGGAACTGTCGGCCCAGACGGATACATTCATTCATTTGGCATTGGCGTGACAAGCGCAGGAAACGGGTACAGTCAACACGGTAACATTGTTAATGTGCGAATTAATGATATTGACGGATATAATTCCGGAGATGTTAAGCCGGACGGTGACGGTATCTACTTGATCGAAAGGCCGACCGATGATTTCAGCGGTGACGGCTATATTAATATTTCAAGGTGCGAAATAAAGGGATGTGCCAAAAGAGGAATTAAGGTTTCAACAAGGCATGTCAATATCTCAGACTGCTATATTGATGTTGACAGCTGGGGCTCGGCAATTGAGGCGCAGTACGGTAAGTTGACATTGAGGGATTCAATTATCAAGAACAGATATGCAAGCTGTCTGACTCTCGACTGGGACAACGGCACTAACTACATTGACAATTGTAAACTCTACGGTGCAGGAAAAGACGAAAGCTCAAAGTACGGCAATTACAAGGGCAATGGTATTGTGCTTAATCAGAGGTTGTCGTCAAGAGACGAACCGTACAGTGATGA